GAGAAACTTTTAGATAGACGAAAAAAATATAAATACATATCAGATGATGAAACCAAAATAATATAAAGTTTAAGAGCAATAATTAACAATGAAGACTATACCTACGAGAGAACTGTGTAGTCTCTTATTTCTCATCTATGGTAATATTCATCTAACTCTTGCTTTTATGTTTGATGTATCTACATCGTATCTATTTAACATTGCAACTATGTATTCTATAGTAGACACGGTGTGGATTTTTTTCGGCGAAGACGGGAGAACTCCAAAACACGAACTTATTCCTCATCATTTAAGCACTGCTATACTATTAATGAGTCATATAGACGTAGATACAAAATTGAAAGTGATGATAATCGAATTTTCCACAATGTTTCTTATGTTGCGGAGGTATACCACTGGTATTATGAAGCAGATTATGCACGGCTTATTCTTGAGTACATGGGTTACTACGCGTGTAATCTGGATGTACTATCTCTTGATACATCTAAAAATAACTGGTAAATTTGAAACATACGACATAAGTTCTCTAGAATACGTATCATACATGGTCGTGTATCTCTTGAGTGTAAAGTGGACAGTGGAATCTTTGGGTCTTACCAATTATGAATCATATACTTCTATATGGTTAGGTCTTCCCATTTATCTACTACCAAATGAACTAACTAATCAACAATTTGTGGCTATTTTTAATCTACTCATAGGCAGTTTTATACATCATTTGATGCGAAATCGAATTTCGTTAGCAATCGACAGTTTCAATATAAACTTTACATGTCTAACATATCTGGGTAATAATCCATATACATGCGCAGTTGTTGGAGCCCTGTCTTCGATAGAAGTTCTTACCCGAAACGAATGTATAAGTTTTCTTACTAGAACAATATATTCATATACTTTGCTATATTACTGTTGTATATATGATCCTGTTGTCGTGATTGCATTTTTCATATCTAGTGGATACTACAAATATCAACGATATAATAAAACGGATATGTGGCATTTGGCAAATGGTTTATATCTCGCGTACGTAACCGAACAATTAGCGCTTCTTAAAAACACTTAAGTCAAGACATATTAAACAAAAAATCATGTTAAGCGTTCTCCGCTTCTACATTTTACTCATCACACCCTACACGGTATTCAAATACCACTACTACAAAGGCGACCTAAGTCAATCGAGCTTTTGAAATTTTTCAACTAAAAAATGGAAGATCTCCAAAGCCTCATGTCTTGCCTCGACGAAATCTCCAACGTGATTGGAGATGGGATGTACTTGAGCATGGCCGATAAGCTCAAGCGCATTCACAACAAGCTCAATGGCGATAAGCCGTTCCACGAAGACTCCTTCTATTACAGTGACGACGATTCGGAACTCGACAGCGACGATGATTACGAGACCGACAGTGAGCGGGTGACCGATAACCGCTCCCCGGCGACAGCACGCCAGGAGGTCAGCATTCAAATCATCCGGGATCATCTTCTGGATTATGTGCGAAGCATGCACCAGGTGTGGGTGGAGGTTCAGAAGTGGGAAAATGAGGTGAAGAAAGTGATCCCACTTATCACACGCATGACTGCGGCGCGGAAGCAGCGGGCTATTCAGAGATGGTGTGAAAGGAGCCGCGGCTGGCGCCCCGGTGGTACTGCTGGAGATCTTATTGGATGTGGTCCCATCGTCACTGGGTCTATCTTCTGGAGCTGGAAAAACCTGATGGAAAATGGTCTTCATGCGATCGTGATGGAAATTGGAACGGAGGAAGAGATTGAAAAGGCGAAGAGAAAGAACATGCACTACGACGACCTTTCTCTCGCAACGCTCAAAAAACTTCCTGCGTTTGAGAAGAAGATTTATGACGACTACAAGCGTAAGTACAACGAGGAGATTGTTGAAAATCGTCGCGAAGCGAATGCGAAAGTTCGCGAGTATGAAGAATCTATGCAAAGGTGGGAGATGTGTGCGAGGGGAGAGGAAAACAAGTTGTGGGAACTTGGTGCCCATGTCTATGATCGTGATAGATGGGACGCGGAAGCCCATAATTTTTGGGTGGATGACGTCAATGGACGATTGGTGAATGGTCCTTAAAGTTTTTAGCAGTGTAATATAGTAATGAATGTACTTCAGAATGTAATGCAAATTATAGACAGTATATCTGATAAAATTCCCGAAAACGTCTACCTAACTCTCTGCGCCGAATTAAAGAAACTGTATTCGATCATTCCCAACACAATTAGACCAGCCCTCTCTAGAACAAATAGTGCCGCCAACATACCTTCAGCATCGCCAGCGAACGGATTCTGGTTTCGTTAAGAATGTCGAAAATGGACTTAAGTTAGAGATTAGAATTGTAATAAAATTATCCAAAATGTCTTACGTGAACGACACCCTTATCACGTTGATCCGCGCGGGAGAGCTTCGCGCTGGTAGCTATGTCTCATGTACTCTTCCCCGTAACGGGGGTGTGTGTAGAGGAGTGCTACGACCAAACGGTAAGATTACTTTTGGGATCGGCGGACGAACGGTACCCTTCTCCCTGAACGAGTTTGTGAAAACAGTCTTCGGTTATGGGCCAAATGCCTGGCTTTGCGTGCGCGACGAGCATGACGTCACGCTCCACGAAGTTCGAGCACGATACGAACGCGAAACTGGACACCAGCTCACAAGAAAACAGAACGGAAACGCGCGTCGATCCCGTCGTGAAACCTCACCCCCGCGGGGAGACCGTCGTGAACCAATCGACACCTCTGAGAGAGTGGTGAGCGTCGTCGTGCGAGATAGGGACGGAGAAAGAGTGATTTCAACTTAAGTTAGAGATTAGAATTGTAATAAAATTAAGAAAATATGGAATCAGTTCAAAAGCTTAGCCATATCGAGCACGTCTTAAAGCGACCCGACTCCTATGTCGGTCCAGTGGACGCTGTTCGGGAACCCTATTGGGTGCTAAGTGGTAAAAAATTCAAAAAGACCACGACCAAATACAGCCCGGCTTTGCTCAAGATCTTTGACGAAGTACTCGTCAATGCCATCGACCGGAACTCCATGTACCCTAAACAAGTCACGTCGATTTCTATCAACGTCGATAAAAATAGTGGTATGGTCACCATCGACAACAACGGCCCACTCGGAGGACTCGTCATTCAAAAAAACCAAAAAGAAGATGTGTGGAATCCCGAACTCGTGTTTGGTCACCTGCTCACGAGTACCAACTACGATGATACACAAAAGCGTATTGTGGGAGGTAGGAACGGATATGGAGCAAAGCTGGCGAATATCTATAGTAAATGGTTCTCAGTCATCATCAAGGACCCGGAAACCAAACAAGAATATTCCCAAGAATGGTTCGACAACATGTCCACGTGCTACCCTCCAAAAATGAAAAAATTCAATGGTGCTACTGCATCCGTCTCCGTTTCTTTCAAACCCGACTGGTCTAGGTTTGGAATGAAAGATATGGAGAATGGGATCTATAAGATCATGGAGAAGCGTGTTTGGGATGCGAACATCTGCACCTCTGCAAACTGCAAGGTGAAGTTTAATGGTGAAGCTCTTCCCAAGCAAAACTTCGAAGCCTACGCGAAGATGCACGAAGGAGTTGAGAACGTTTACTCCGCCACGACTGACCGTTGGTCTGTTTGCATCGGACCTTCGGAAGATGGTATGGAACAGGTTTCCTTCGTCAACGGACTCTGTACTACTAAGGGTGGTACACACGTTGATCATGTGGCTTCACTGGTTGCTTCAGGGATCATCGACGATATGGCTAAGAAGATCAAGTTGAAGCCCCAGCAAGTCAAAGCAACCTTTCGCATCTTCGTCAAGGCGACCTTGGAAAATCCTACCTTCTCGAGTCAGGTGAAGTCTGAGTGCACGCTCAAGGTTCCCGATTTCGGTTCGAGGTTCGAGATGCCAAAAACCTTTGTGAAAAACGTTTTGAAGACTGGCATTTCCGATGAGCTCACAGCGCTCTCGAAATTCAAAGAGATGAAAGAGCTGGCTAAAACTGACGGTGGAGCTCGTAAGAGTAAAATCACCGGAATCCCGAAGCTCGATGATGCAAACAAGGCGGGTACAGCCCAATCGAAAAAGTGTACTCTCATCGTCACGGAGGGTGACTCGGCGAAGACTCTCGCCGTTGCCGGACTTTCCGTGGTCGGCAGGGACCACTTCGGAGTCTTTCCCCTTAGAGGAAAATGCAAAAACGTGCGCGATGCTTCTGTCGCACAATTGAGTTCGAACCAAGAGTTTTCTGATCTCAAGAAGATCCTCGGTCTTCAACAGGGTAAAGAGTACACGGATGTTTCCGAGCTTCGATACGGACGTTTGATGATCATGACTGATGCAGATAATGACGGTTCCCATATCAAGGGGTTGATTATCAATATGATCCACGCATTTTGGCCATCTCTTCTTGATCTTGGATTCGTCGTTTCTATGGTGACTCCTATCATTAAAGCCACGAAGGGATCTCAGTCTAAATCCTTCTACACGGATTCTGCCTTCCGCGCGTGGTATGGGGATGGAAAAGCTGGATGGCGAATCAAGTACTATAAGGGTCTCGGTACTTCTACGAGCGCCGAGGCTCGAGAATATTTCAAGATGATCGAGACGCTCACAGTCAAGTTCGACGTGGATGTCATGACGGATGAATCGGTGGTTCTCGCCTTTGACAAAAAGAAGGCTGACGCGCGAAAGACCTGGCTCCTCGAGAGTACTGCCAAGGAGGCGAATCAACTCGAAGTACCCTACGGTAACATTAAGCAGTTGGATATTTCAGAGTTTGTTCACAAGGATCTCGTGAACTTCTCATTGGCTGATTTGAAGCGATCAATTGCTCATGTGGCTGACGGTCTCAAACCCTCTCAAAGAAAGGTGATGTATTCTTGTTTCCAGAAGAATCTCAAGGATGAGATGAAGGTAGCACAGCTCGCGGCCTATGTGGCCGAGAAGAGTGCCTATCACCACGGTGAAGTATCCCTCGCAGAGACGATCGTGAAGCTGGCCAACGATTATACCGGTTCGAATAACATTAATCTTCTTGAACCGTGTGGGCAGTTCGGAACGAGGCTCATGGGTGGTAAGGATGCATCTCAAACGAGGTACATCTTCACAAGGCTTTCCAAAGAAGCGCGTACTATTTTCGATCCCAAGGATGATGATGTTCTCACCTATCTTGACGACGATGGGCGGTCTATTGAACCAGAATATTACATGCCTACACTCCCTATGATTCTCGTGAATGGAAGTGAAGGTATTGGAACGGGTTTTTCTTGTTATGTACCTCCATTCAACCCGGATGATATCAAGCAGAACATTCTCAGGTTTACACGCGGGGAAAGTATGGTCAGTATGAAGCCATGGTTCCGTGGATTCAAAGGTAAAATTATGGAACAGGACGATGAAACATGGGTGGCTCAAGGTGTGTGGACATGCATTGGAAAGACGGTCAAAGTATCCGAGCTTCCACCGGGTCGGTGGACCCAGGATTACAAAGAACATTTGGATTCACTCGTTGAAAAGAAGATTATCAGTGGCTTTACAAACAATAGCACAACCGAAAATGTTGACTTTGTGATCCAAGATTACAGTGGTAAGGATGTCGTAAAGGATCTTAAATTGGAGAAGACTATTAGGTGTTCGAATATGCACTTGTTCCATCCCACTAAGGGTATCTGCAAGTATAAATCACCGGGACATATCTTGGTCGATTTTATTCAACTTCGTATGGAATTTTACAAAAAACGCAAAACGCACCTTATCCAAGTTACCAAAGAAAAAGCTGAATTATGTTCACATAGAGCGCGGTTCGTTAAGATGGTAATAGACGGTGATATTGTGGTGTTCCGACGCAAGAAACAGGAACTCGAGGCTCAATTGTCTACGATATTCCCCAAGGTGAATGAATCATATGATTATCTCTTACATACGAAGACTATCGATTACACAGAAGAAAGGGTAAAGGCTCTATTCGAAGAATGGACCAAACTCAAAAACGATTTGTATCTACTTGAGGCTACAGGTTATTTTGATATGTGGGAAACTGATCTTAAAAAATTGTGAGCATTAGATAAGTATGACTGAAAAGGGGATATTACAAGGTCATCATGAGGGAGCTACATTGTCTTTAAATGCTATAGGTCAGCAGGACAAGGACCTCTTACGAGACGAGCCCGATTATTCATTCTTTAATTATAAAACCGAACAACATTCAAACTTCACGAAGTATCATAGAGGAATCACAGTATATAAATCACCTGCGGCTAAACCTACGTGGCCATTCGGCGAGTCTGTTAAAGTTACACTTAATCCTCAAAACATGGGAGATTTACTCTGTAACATGTATGTGAAGATAAAATTTCCCGCCGTAGAATCAAACTCGAATATAGCCGATCAGATTGGGAGACACGTTCTCGAGAGTGTGACTATGAATGTAGACGAGTTAGAAGTTGATAAGTATCACGACGACTGGGGAATCATATACGATGAACTATACCTAGACTCTTCCGAAAAACGCACGAAGCGTTACATGTTAAATAGGAATCAAGCTGATAATACATCACATCTTAACGACCACATTCTATCTAGATATCCATCCGAGTTATTAATACCTATCCCATTGTTTTTTTCTAGAAAGTATGAAGGTGATGAATACGAATCGAATTCTCCTAATAGACCATACTTTCCCACGTGTGCTGCTTACAAACAAAAGATCATTTTTGACTTTAAGTTTAGACCACCTACATTCTTCACTAATAACCGAAATGCACAAAACGTTTTAACTCTACCTGAATTTAGTATTTTTATGGAAGAGATAACAGTCACAGATGAAGAACGTTTGTATTTAAAGCTGAACAAGCAAGTGTTCATTACAGATATAGTGAAGAAACATCCATCCACGGAGACTGAAGTAGGTAAAGAGAATGTAAAGTTACAGCTTGTCCCGGATATACCCGTCAAAAGCTTATTCTGGTTTTTAAGAAAAAAAGCGTACGAAGATGAAAATGTGAGTGGAAGCACTAACTTACCAGATGCTAATTCTCAAGAACGCAATTTTTCCAACCGTTTCAATTTTTCAAGTGCATCTACATACTCTATATCCAATTCGTTTTTCAACGCCGTCATGGAAAGTGCAAAAATATTTATCAATGGCCAAGACTTACCGAACGTTCCAAAACCGGATCATAGTTATTACAAATACTTAATCCCATACAATCATAGATTGTCTAGACCTGATAGAAATATATACACGTATGCATTCGCGATGAATCCGATCAATGTAGAACCATCGGGAAGTCTGGACTTTAGTAAATTAAACTCAGATCGTACACTTCTTGACGTTACCCTAAAACAAGGTTTAACGGATGTCTATACTCTTAACATGTATTACGTTGGATATCAGACACTTATCTTCGAAAAGGGGTATATGAAATTTGCGGCTCCCAATGTTACTAGGTATATACCCGAAGTCGAACCCAGTGTTACGCCTTCTGGACCATTAGGAGCTAGACCGAGACCTTCAGGTGCAGGTGTTGGAAATTTGCTGCAACTGAAAGATGAGAGTACACCTTCTGGGCCACTAGGAAGTAGACCAAGGCCAACAGGGGCGGGTAATTCTAGATTTTCTGTAGAGGGATATTCCCTCCCTTATTAAATAAGGTGTTATGATGCTTACGAATATAATCAACGATATTGTTCTTTATACACCATCGGATGAAATTCAGCTGTGCAACAGTCGTATGAATTTCCTCTGATGATTCTGGTAGTTTGTATGTTATCTTTTCTGTTCGGCAAAATGGATCAAATAGTTTTTTACTGTATCCATCTAAACTCGATTTGTATGCACAATGAACACTAAATATTTTCCCATCGCTTGTAGTATAGGTTAAATTGTTCTTCTTAGAATAGTTCGTGATAAACCATTCCAAATTTCTAAGAGAAATCCCTCCACTTTTATTAAGTAATTCGATGAGCGTAGCTTTATTCTCTGGGTTAGTATAAAACGTGTTTATAGATGATAGTAGAATATCCGATTTGTTCATTATTACATAATAGACCCTAAACCTCTAACCTCGTTATTTCTCATCGCATTACACGCTTCACAGTCCGCTCTCAATGGGGAAGGAAATGGGTGATTGTGAAGTAATACCCCCGCCGGTAAACAGATAGGTGTCGATGGACGTGGATCGTTTACATGAAAGCAGCAATACCCGTCTTTGGTAGCTTTGTTCGTGCAATATTTTCCATTCTTCTTAATACCCTTGCACTTAGTATCATTATCATGCGCTAGATCTACACGCAGTTTCCGCCGAGAAACCCCATATAATGTGTGCACCTTTTCTATTACCGATATCATATACTCATATCCTTCCTCTTCCTTTTTTCTTAGTTCCTCTTTGCACGCTTCTCTTATCTCTTTCTCTTTCTGTCTAAACTCATCTCTAGCTTCTTTTTTTTCTATAGCCACCAACCTCTGAACTTCCTTATTGATAATACCTTCTATCTGTTCAGGTATGGTTTTCTGCTGCGCAGACATATATTACTTAGGGCTTTCTTTTTTAAATATATCACTCAACATTAATTGCTTGGGTTCTCCTGCACTCTTCTTTGTTTTCCTTGGGGGTTTAGCTCGCATGAGAAGTTCTCCAAAAATCTCATCTTTTACATGTTCGAACAATGGCTCGAGTAAATCACATACAGGATTTAAGAATTTGTTCAAGAAATAATAGGCATAATCAATGGGTAAATTATGCTCTCGAACATACACCGGATCTTCTGACTTTTCAAATGCACGAGCTTTGTGATCACCGGTGTTAATGAGAATGTACGGAACCCTGTCTCCGGACTGTGGTTCAGATCCGGGCTGACGCTCCCTCATCTTTCGGACAACTTGCACATGAGCTTGATTAATGTCGACGATTTCATCTCCAGTGATCGACACACTCTTCCCTTTCACTTTATACGAGTCGGATAGAGATTGACTCAGAATAAGTTTTTCGTTGGGTACATCTCCCTCGAGTAGTTCCACGGCTCGTTTCCGAGCGAGAGCCTTGGGTGCATCCGTACCACTACTATCGAGCACTACATCCAGTAGTTCTTTGCATACCTCTCTCACGTGTGGAGTGTTATCCCGACGAACGAGCTGTAAACCCTTGACGTCAATGTAGTCCATATTCATATTCCCATCCTTACCCTTAGTCCAAAGTTTCGCAGCATAACGCTTCTTACTATAGAGGAAGTATGGGCAATAGACCTTCTCAAGCTCTAGGTTATTCGGAGCTTTAAACAACTTTGTACATTCGGATGCAGCACGCTCCCCAAGCTCCCAACTGTACTCGATAGCTTCCTTTCCAGTTCTACCTTGTACGTCGAATTCTACCATCACGGAATCAGTGTCTCCGTATCTTACTTTGGATCCGGGAAAGTTCTTCTCCACATAGTTCTTCGTGTCGTCAATCATATTCCTACCCTTCATCGTAGTCGTGGAAGCGATAGCGACACACGGAAGGATTCCCTTGGAAGCACCAGTGAATCCATACACAGAATTCATACTGATTTTATAGGCAAGTTGTTTACCATTAAACATCTGCTTTAATGCACCTGTCGCTTTAGCCATATCCTTTTTCGCTTGCTTTCTAAATGCCTTGAGTTCTATCAAAATACTAGGCAAAATGCTTGGAACGTCTTGTGCGAATGTATGATCTCCGAAGGTTTCATATTCAACTCCGGGTATATTTTTGTATTTGGGATCCATAACGAGTGTTGAATAACACAGATTATGCGCCATCATGATCGAAGGATATAGACCTTCAAAGTCTAGGGCTGTAATAGGGGTATAATACGCTCCAGACTGTGCCTCGAGTACAGTCGCTCCGACGTATCCAGTGTTATCTGTATGACCATATTCATATGTAGGAACTTTAAACCCCATCTCGCGAGCCTTTTTGGTCAACTGACTAAATACCTTAATCTGCTGACCTCTTTCTACGAGATACGACAGGGGTACCCAAGTAGCTTTCGCCATCTCCAACAAGTTGACGAATGTACACAGTTTATCCACGAGTCTATGGGGTAATAGTGTATCCTTAATACAATATTCGGCGACCTCCCTTAATTTTACGGGGTCTTCTTCTTCAAATCGGCGAAACATTTCCTTAGGAGCCATATCTATCTTATTGTCTCCAAGATACAGTTTCGAAACATTATCAAGTTTGTATGAATCCAGTTTATACTCACGTTTCACTTCATGGAATAGATCAAAAATAAATCTACCGGGCATGGGGACGAGCTTCAGCTCATTATCACCCAATGCACTCGAAGAGAGTTTCTTCCTAGATAGCTCACACGTATAATTCTTGAGTTTGCTCATTTGAAAAAACACGAGAGGGCAAACGTTATAAATACCACGTTCCATGATATATTCCAAATCAAAACCAAAGATGTTCCATCCCGTTATAATATCAACATCCTTTTCGCGCAAATATTCACTAAAAGCCATCAACATATCCTTTTCCGTTTTGTACGATTTGATAATCGAACCTTCCAGATTAGAATCAGTTTGCTTATAACAAAAACAAATTTTCTCAAATGGTTCGGTATCACCAAACTTCATCAGGGACATTGCAATCTGAAAACATGCATCACCAGGAATCTGTGGATCTGGAAATTTACCAGTTGAACTATGACATTCGATATCCAACGAAGCTGTAACAAAAGGTGCTGCATCTGTTGTTTCGTATGGTTTCAGTTTTTTCCAAGATGCACAGTATAGATCAATGTCCACCAATGCATGAGAAGCTCGTATGCAGGAATCTTCGGTGTCTACCCATCCAGTAGACTGTATACCCGTCCTATGCATAAATCGCAAAACGGGATCCAAGTTAGCTTCGTACAGTCGCAGGGAACTTACAGCTTCTGTTTTAGTTACATCCTTTTTAGACCGTTCAAAAACACCACGCAAGTATTCGACACGCTTATTCGCAGCAAGTCTTTCGTGTTCTTCAGAAAGAGTTCTAGCATGATCCTCAGCCAATGTAACATCACATTCCTTTTGTTTCATTTGAGCTATAGCCTTTTTAAGAGCGTCTTTGTTTGTCTTTCTCAGTTTATTACTAATAAAGCGTCTGGACATTAGGTTGTTACATGTAACCTGAATGAAAGATCTGTGTTCACCATTCTGGAAACCTTCCATATCCTTCGCTCTAACCACGTCACAACGAACGATATCTGGACATGTATCCGTCACGTGTACAATTGTATCCGCTGCATTTCTATTAGCAGGAACTTTCAGGAAGAAGTATGGTTTAAAGGGTGTGGTCACACACACGGATTTTCCCTCCATAGTTTTTCCGAACATCCTGATAATATGCTGGTCATCTTCGTCACGTGCATCCCATGTTAAAACATGGAACTTTACCATACTTCGTTATAGCGGTAAATTTTTAATATCATATACTAATAAATGTCAGCTGCTTTGATTGACCTCGTGTCAAAGGGAGCCCAGGATGTATACATTACTGGCTCGCCTCAAGTTTCATTTTTCCACCAAAACTATAAACGTCACACGAATTTTTCGATCAAGCCTGAACGTCTTGATTTTGTGGGTACATTTGGGGCCGGTAACGAGATAGTTATTCCTCTCCGAACCAAGGGTGATCTTTTAAGTTATATCTGGGTTGAAGGCCCCGAGATTGCCGCCACCGACGCTAACACCAGTGGATTCTTTAGCAGGGATGATTCCAGTACGACCGAATTTTCTTTATGGATCGGTGGTCAAGAGGTTACTCGCCTCGATTCGTTATTCATCCAGGGTGTGCACAACTTACTGTATAAGCAAGATCAGGCTAAGGCGTCTTGCGCGGTAACTCTAGATGAGATTCCAGAAAATGCGTTTGGAACCACTACTGGCGGATGTGATCATTACGTCATACCGTTCTTCTTCTCCGAGGATTGGACCAAGTCTCTTCCTCTCACCGCGCTTCAATTCCATCAGGTTGAATTACGCATTCGTTGCAGGTCTGGTATGACTCGCGCGGGTCTTGCCGCCCCCAAGGTTTACGGTACATACGTGTACTTAGATACAGATGAACGAGAGCTTGTCGTCAAGCAGGATCACGAAATCCTCATTACCCAGACTCAATTCCAACCCATGACTTCTAACGATACCGACATTGACCTTACTTATTTCAACCATCCTTGTAAGGCTATTCACGTTGTCTCTTCCGCGGCTGATAACAGCCAATGGGATACCAACTTCACGTTCGACACTTCCACTTTATATATCAACGGTACTCCCCTTTTCGAAGAGATGAGCGCGATTTATCATCACAACGTTGTTCCCGAGATGCATTGCACAGCGCTTCCTCCGGCCGCTCTAAGCACTGTTGCTACTTTCACGTGGCCGTTCTGTTTAACTCTCAACCGTTCGCAGCCCAACGGTTCCCTTAACTTCTCTCGCATTGATAGCGCTAAATTGATGCTCAATGGTGGTACCAGGTCTGGTACTCTTGTACGTGCCTATACAGTCAATTACAATGTGCTCAAGATAAAAGACGGTATGGGCGGAGTTGCTTTTGGTAACTAAATACTCATACATTGTTTTTTTAATTATAATTAACCAGATGATCCAAAACCACGGTTTCCGCGCTCGGTATCATCGATTTCCAGTACTTCTTCGATAGGAGGAAGTTCACACTTTTCCATAATGAGTTGGGCAATCTTATCGCCCTTTTTAATTTCAAATTGTTGACCACCCTGATTAAACAGGATCACCTTGAGTTCACCGGTGTAATCAGGATCAATCACACCCGCTCCAGTTTGGATACCGAATTTTACGGCTAGGCCAGAACGGGGGGCAATTCTACCATAACATCCCATTGGGATAGTAGCTGCAATACCAGTACTTACGATACCCCTTTCCAGTGGGGGAATGAACATGTCGATAGTACTGTATAGATCATAACCTACGGATCCAGGAGAAGCGCGTGTAGGAATAATAGCATCGTCTGATAGCTTCTTGATAAGGAGCTTCATCTAATATATATGTGTTCAAAATCTTTATGTATGCTAATATATATGGATGAACGTATAATTGGTATCATTCTACTGATTCTGTTGGTCATACTTTTTCAGGTATTATGGTTTGAATCAGATGTTGACTTCTTAGATAGAACCGTAGGAGCTAAGAAATTAGTCGATAAACGTAGTAAACATCAAAGAATCCGTGTTTTAGATTATAAACCTAATGAGTATGGTCTTACTAAATGTATGTTGTTAGATGACGAAATCCAATTATGTGAAGGAGAAGAAAAGGTTTATCACGAAATGATAACACACTTTCCAGCCTATTATGTGAAAAATCTGCGTCACGTTATCATAGTAGGTGGGGGTGATCTCATGGCGTTAAGGGAGATTATGAGGTATAAGAGCATACAAAGTGTTACTGTGCTCGAATTGGATAATGACGTCGTTACCACAAGTAAGAAATACTTTAAAGTGAAGTCATATGAGAACGACCCCAGGGTTTCTATTAAAATAGGAGATGCATCTAAAACTATTCACGAACTGTCTAATGGAAAATATGACTTAATTATCGTAGATTCAACCGAAGACGGTGAAATTAATTCTCCAATAGAAACCGGTAATTTTTTTGAAACGTGCAAAAGAAAATTAACTCCGCGTGGGATATTAATAAAAAACGGATACGTAGACAAAAATGCTTGGGTAGGTGACCTCGAAAAGGTCAAACAAATACGCACAAATTTACAAAAGACATTCCAACATGTCATACCGTATTACGGAAAAATGTATATTTACGGAGATAATAAATACGGATTCTTTATGTGTTCCGACTATAATCACAGTCGTATGCGCAACGATGAACTACCATCCTTTAAACACCGACTAAGATATTACAATCACACTAAACAAAATAAATATATAGGCTCATTATAGGATGTATATCAGGGGACCTACAGTAGTTGTACTGGCTATAGCTCTTGTTGTAATCATCAAACTTCACTTAATGTACAAACCAACCCATGTTGGGGTTCATTATATAGTGGATGTTAATAATGTACCAGGTGAATTGGTACATGATCATCAGGCACTTTTACGTATTTGTGAAGGCACTTTGCAATATTCCAAGTCGACCGTGTTAAATAAGATGATGCACGAATTTAAACCCCAAGGAATGACGATTATATATTTACTCGCAGAGAGTCACTTTTCCATGCATACATGGCCCGAGCATAAAAAAATACGCATGGATTTCTTTTCGTGTACGAATGAGAAGCAGTGTACAAGAGCTTGTGAATATTTGAAACAAGCATTTGGTAATGCATATGTTTCTGTTAAAAAGTTGTATCGGTAAAATTTCCGAATACATAAGGTTCTATCACACTCTCATCCCTCAATGCGAAATGAGTGGCTAATATGATGTTAGCTATAAACGACAATCCAAATGCAAGCTTCAAGCCATAATACTGCTTCAGTTTAAACCTATATTCTTCAAACTGAAGTCGTGTTTTGTGGTCCCTATTTATCATGAGATCTTTGAAATACGACAAATCTTCTATGATTTGGTCAAGTGAATCCATCATATTTCCATTAGTTTCTTCGTCTTTAAGTACTTACTAGGTTCGTACATGTTAATCTTACTCCATTTACATCTTTTCCGCGTCTCGATAGATGATCTCTACATATAAACGTATCATAATGAGTCATCTTTCTATCTTCGAAAATGGGAACATTATTTAACGTGAGTGTTACGTAAACAGTTTTTTTGGGTATCGGAAATTCTATAATATCCGGTAACTTACCCGGGATCAGGGGTGCGAGTCTTGCGATATTTGGATCAGATGTCTTTTCTTCTATATCAGCTTCAAACGCGACATTACCCGATCCACCTGGACTAGGAATACAACATTCAAACCTAAAAAATTTCAAGAAACACGAAGATGGAACAGTTTTTATTATAAATTTTGCTCGTTCATCCGTGAGATTGATAAACTTTAATCTATTTCTTTTCTGTGTATCTTTTGGAAAAAATTCGGATGGTCCAGGTACATACGTTGGATTGTCTATTCTATCTTTCAAAGCAGCTGCAATAAGATGTTTTGACGATAAATCTTTCCAGCTTACCGCACCTGGTATGAGAGGTGTCGTTGGGGGCGGTGATACGTCCGTTTTGGGTGGAACTAAAGATTGTGTTATAGGCATAACGACTGAAATTATTAGAGCACAACCAATTGCTACTAACGCTTGCATCTTAACATTTATACAGATTTAAAACCCATAATCGAGTTCGATGTACGCTTCAGCTTGCTCCGCTAACGTTGGTTTTTTCTTTATCTCCTGTTTCTTTTTCTCTTCCTTCTGATCCTTCTCAAACGCGCTAGACAAAAGATCCCTGAGCTGCTGTTCACCTGGGAAATCATATTTGGAATCCTTCGCGAGGAATAATGCATGAAATATAACGACAACCCAAGCAACTAAAAATGAAATTACAATCGTCCTGGCAATGGTTGGTTTCTTAAAAAACTTCATATATAGTTTATGTATATTTTTATTCATATTAAAAACTAAGTGGTATATAAGAGTATGATTGAGATATATACAGATGGAAGTTGCTTGGGAAATCCTGGACCCGGGGGGTGGGGTGTGATCTCATCTGATTTCAAATTAACTGGAGGATCACGTGAGACGACAAATAATATTATGGAGATGACTGCACTCATTAAGGGACTCCAAGAGTGTAAGAAACGTGGTATCGATGAAGTGCGTATTTTTACAGATAGTAATTATGCGAAGAACGGAATCACTTCATGGATCAAGAACTGGAAACGTAATGGATGGATCACAGCATCTGGGACCCAAGTAAAAAATAAGGAATTGTGGAAAACTTTGGATACCGTGGTTCAGTCTATAAAAATTGTAGAATGGCGTTGGGTAAAAGCACATAACGGAAATTATCAGAATGAACTCGTCGATAAATTAGCGCGTTCAACTGCCCAAGAATTTCAGAATAATCTGAGCATAACATAAGCACAGGCCATGTCTGAAAAAACTTCATTAGATGAACAGGTAAGTTGTTTGTGGTGCGAGAAACAAGAAAAACTATTAGTTCGATGGGCTGAGAAAGGTGCTGGCTATCGCTGGCTTCACAATCACTCTCGTCTTTTTTATAAAAAGCAGAATGACTGGCTCGCGTATCCGTCTATCGTAATAGCTTCTATTACGGGTGTGGGTGGTTTTGCGGTATTAAATCCGAGTGGTAATGATGGAGTAAGTAGTGAGACGAAAACTCGTATTATGATCATCCAATATTTCTTTGCCTTCCTTAATGTTTTGGCGGGAATTTTGACGAGTATATCCAAATTTAGTCAGGCTTTAAGCTTATCGGAAGCACATTCTGCTATGTGTGTACAATGGTCGAAGTTCTATAGGAATATAGATATGGAGTTATCATTGGACGTGAAACACCGGGTCCCTGTTGTGGAGTTCATGATGAAATGTAGGGAAGAGTATGATCGACTGTTGGACGAGGCACCGGATATTCCATCTGTTTCTATACAGGCATTTCAAGTTCAGTTTCCCGATAAACCCAACAAACCGGATGTGTGCAATGGACTCAGTATCGTTGTGAATGATGAAACAAATTCTGTTATCGCTTCAAAACGAGCTGTTAATAGATGGTTAGGCGCTTTTTCAAATATAACACAGAGAAGGAAAAGTAAGGACATGTCTTATCAAGATGACGAACTTAACAGGGTAGATTCTGTATGATCTCCCTCGTCTTCTCGTACATCTTCTCATGGTATCTGTTCGTAAACCCTTTCTTCAATCGTCCGTTCTCGACCACGTTCGATTTAAGAGAGTCCCATAGTTCGAGGCGGTTTTCGAGAAACGCTTTGAACTTTTCGGGATCGCTAGAAGACTTATATCGAAGTTTTTCACTGTTCATAGCCTTTTCAAGTGCCCGCTTTTTTTGTTCGTTGTACATTTTGAGTCGTTCACCGTATGGTACAGACGTAAACGTTGCATCCTCTTTCTTTTGCATTTATACTACGTACGCTCCATAACTTTAATATCCATATCTAAGAACTCTTGTAGTTACTCCGGGATATTGTCTAGAGAAATACATCTTAGCACCCCAATCACTATGTCCGATCGTGCTAGGTCCCGATCTATCTATTTTCATGTACTTACGCAAATCTTTGTAGTACACACGGGCTCCTTGGGCTATTATGTCTTCATGCTTTAAATCCACGTGATTATCTATAGGAAAGAAGTGTTTGTAATACTTACGCATATTGTCCACATGAATTAAGTAACACTTCATGCTTGTTATCCATTTTACACGCTCTAAACCCTTATCACTTCCCTCCGGGTATCTAGAAAGACAATGGAAGAAGCAAATTTCAAAATCATCACCCATAACGTCTATCACGCTCTGAATCTGATCAAACAATTCTGGACTCTTGATAATAACATTATCCTCAAATATAAGAGCATATTTTAGACTCTGCGAAAATGCTCGTTTGTAACACTGCATATGCCCCATGTAACATCCTATAGCTCCCATATCGAAATATGTGATATCAGGTCGAATTTCGGTCGTTCTATAATGTAACTTGAGCGCCTCGTTATAATACTCACTCTTCACTAAGTGTTTGAACTTTTCAGCATTTTCTACTATCTTCGTGTCCGTTCCATATACCGTTTCTATGGGTATGGTTTTATCGTACTGTCTAAAAAACTTCTTCTGTCTCCTGTGAGACGTTGGTAATGTGAGAAGGAAGCACTTATAATCAACCTTTTTTCTTCTTATCATCACCATGTACAGAAGTATCAGGACAGTGATCAACAAAAAATAAGTCAACCACATTTAATATATATCTATATAATAAATGTTCATCCCATTTCTTATGCTTATGACGACCATATTTTATGGTTTCGTCTATAAACTAATGTTTAAAAAGGAAGACTTCGGATTCACGGACAGTGGTTTAGATCCATGGTATTTTGCATTTACAACAATGTCGACGGTTGGGTACGGTGACATGGCCCCTAAGACAAACGCCGCCAAATTAGTTGTCATGACTCAACAGGCGTTCCTTATCATGGAAGGTTTAGCGGGTGCATTTCTTTTACTTTCCAGTAAGAAAAACAACGCCAACCTTAAGAATGTAAAAGCTGTTTAAAAATATGACGATATAATAATTTATGAACGCTTTAAGACGTATTGCTTCTTTGCATAACCAGATACGACCACACGCGGCCGCTATAGCAGTCAATGAACGAATATTGTTTCCAGAGAGTGAAAAGTCGGCAGCACCCCTAATGGATGACCCGCGCGAACTAGATCTATACGAAGCACCCCTATATCCTAATAGTTTTTCAATGTCTGTAAACGTAAATCACGATGAACAATTTATTCACTTGAAGACACAATCTATGTCCGATTTTGAAAGACTGACTATTTACATAAAAAACAAAACGAGACTACGAACGTTATACCCTAACTATATTATTCAGGAGCTTCACACTTAAAAAGAATGTAACATATCACTATATGTGTTTTGACTTTTTATTTAGAAAAAAGTATAACCCCTTACATAACTCATATACACGACGTTTTGTGTGTTCGTGTGATCTATGTGGGAGTCAATTTAATAATATGAAAGATCTCATTACACATCTAGGTGGTCATACGACTACAGAAATTAATAAAGTCTTAAGGGCTAATTATGGTATCGTCAGATGTCATAAGTGTTGGTGCTCGTTTCGAACCGTCAAGGATATGAGTGAGCATACGTGCGCACAGTTTGACCCCCACGGTGTTATACAAAATCTTACTCCCGTTGGTAGTGCAGATAGTCTTGAATCGGTGCTTATTCATGAAGATTCTCCGGTTTAGGTTTGACCGTCCAATTGCCATTCATGAGAGATTCACGAATTTCCCAGTCTGTGAGCTTCACGGTTCTCATAGGGGGAGTAACGAGTGCCCCCTCATTTACCACTCTACAGTGGTATCCTCCAACCCTACATGCATGATCGAGTTCGTATCTCGACGCAAATTGGATATACGGTGAATAAGAATCCATCTCAGCTTCTAGAAGCGTTTTATATCTAAACGCATCATCGAATGTCAGGAAAGCGACAATAAAATGTTGAGGGATGTCGTTTTCATCTCTATCCGTAACGGAATAAATTCCTTCTTCATGTCCCACCTTGTGAAACGCGAGGACATGAAAAAGATCGTGACCAGAAACCTTTTCGAGCGCCTTGCTGTTATCGTAATCGAGTGCGTAATAACTTTTAGTGACCACCTTTTTCGCTCTGGGCTTGAAGCGAATGGGTCTAGGTTGAAAGGCGGGTTGTCTGAGTGCAAACATTTTAAGATGTACACATATATTTTATGTGCGACTTAGGTGCTTAAAAGAAATATCAACTATATATTCATGAATCTCGAACCATACGAGAGACGTCTATATTCTCAAAATGGGGAAGATGGTATTTTACAAAAACTAATTCGTCTTCTTTATCAAGATTATACGCGTAAATATTACGTTGAATTCGGTGTCGAAAATGGTTCTGAATGTAACACGAGACTATTGAGAGAATTGTGTGGATGGACTGGTCTACAAATGGACGGAGGTAATGAACAATTACGTATAAATTTAAGACGAGAGAAGGTCACGCGTGAAAATGTCGTAGATTTGTTTCGCAAATATAACGTTCCCAATCATATTAATTGTTTATCAGTTGATATAGACTATAACGACTTTTATTGTCTGGGAAAAGTGTTGGAACATTACACGTGCGATATCATCGTATGCGAATATAATGCATCCATTCCTCCACACGAAGATAAAGTTGTTCCATATGATCCTAGTAAAACGTGGGATGGGACAAACTATTTCGGAACTTCCCTATTATCTCTTACTAAATTGTGTAATAACCATAACTACACCCTAGTATATTGCGAAAGATGTGGAGTGAACGCATTTTTCGTGAGAACAGACTTACTTCACGAAAGAGACGTAGAGATTTTAAACGTGGATGATGTAGATAAAGTATTTAAATCTGTTAACTATGGGGGGTTTTTAAATCCAAACGCCGGGTTAGGTACGGGTCATGTATGCGACCATCTTAATCGTCAATATATAACGTACGACGAGGCGCGTTCATTATACCTCTAATCATTCTTTTCAAAGGCCTCGTCGCCGAACGTATCTTGAAGCAGTTGCAGCATTTCTTCGGAAGTTCTAAGCGTTGACTGAGATGAACGCAAATTCCACTTAGCCATTCTCTCGAGCTTGGCGTTCACGCGCTTATATCTCTCGATCTCAATTTCCATTTCACGAATTCTCTCAGCTCCCTTACTGAGAGCCCTGTTTGCGATTTCTTCCTGTGACGGATGTGCGTACATATGCTGACGCCAGTGTCGCACGCGCCTCTTCCTAGTTTCATCGGAAACGGGGACACGGGCAGGCATCTGAGAGCAGGTGATAGTAAACATTTTATATATTCAACGGCTCTACGCTTTAATACTGATTACGCTGCACCCACTCTTGCATTTTTCCTACGCTCCAAATGAGACTCATGATGGCCGCTCCGTTTTTGAAAGTCTCATTTAGGGTGTTCATGTTTGTATATTTTTTGATATATTAGGGGTTTACTTAGGTACCCCCACGCAATGATCCAGTCACCGCTCTAAAAGGAGTAGTAACGGCACTGGTCACGGCACGCCGGGTAGATCTTCCGAAGCCCTGAACAGCTTTACGAGCATTAGAGCAACCTCTAACATTTTGTATTTTAACACATGGGGGGCGACGCGGACCTTCCCCAGCCACTTCTCGCACAAATGCTCTCATAGCTCTATCACTTGTAAGTGCTTTCATCTGCTTCCCTGAAATGACTTTTTGTTGGAATAACATTTTTAAAACCTTCATTAATATTTTAGGATAGTAGCCCGTCATTTGTGCTCTATATTCTATGTTAGCTTCGTTATAAGCTTCAACTAACCCCTGATTACGTGTTTTGTTTCCCTCTTGTACCTCTTTAGAAATGCGATTAATTCTATTCCGTTTAACAAGATTCTTATATTTCATTATTTCTTTCCTAAATTGCCTATACTCAGCGTTGTTCATCTACCATAGTCCAAGATAATTATCGATTAGTCCTAGGCGTTTTACCAGGGGTACGACCAGGGGTACGACCAGGGGCACTACCAGGGGTACGAGCACTGTAGCGGGTACCGGCCGAAGGAGGTGCGTTGCGTCGCAAGCGAGCCGCCCTTGCAGATCTCGTCTCTCGTCTAGACGGCGTCGTCCCTGTGATTTGTCTCGACTCTGGTATACTATTTAACCCCTGTTGTCTCATAGATCTAGGAGGTCTCGGAGGAGGAGATTTTTTATTACTGTTTATCTCCATATTGCCCCGCGGTGGTTTAAATGACGTAAGCTTAGTCATCTTAGTGGGTCGTTTATTAGGTAGTGCATTGTTATTTCTCTCACGTTTTACAACCGGAGTTTGGGCTTTTGTATTTTTATTGGGCGACGCGTTATTATTCCTCTTACGCTTTTCAACCGCCTCTCTCGCCGCCGCTCGAGCCGCTCTACCAAGTGTCTGAGTCTTGGTTTTAGCCGCGTTAGCAGCCGCCTTAGCAGCCGCGTTAGCAGCCTCTTCTCGCTTCGTTCGTTCTCTCGTCTCCCGTGCTTTCTTAATACGTTCTTTCGCAGCCCTTTCTTTTAATAACCGCTTTTGTTCTTGTCTACGTTTATATCGCAATTTTCTTTGACGCTCCTTCTCTTTTGCGCCATCTACACAACCTTCATTACCATCAACTTCACTCCATGAAAGTATAGATCTCGTAGCGGGATCAAGTACACCCACATTATGGTAGACAGAATGTTTAGCTAAACACTGTGGTAAACTACCACTTATAGCATCGACGACTAAACAAGCGCCTTTCTTATCGAGAAGGTCACACAATTTATTACGCCCTTCGCCAAACACAAACGTTTTGGGTCTTTCGTAAATGGGTTCATTATCCGCGAGATGGAGTAATATTTCTTGTGATAATTTTTCACACGCCTGTACGAGTGAACCCGAGTCACTTCCTAGCATACTCGTGATGAAATATAACATTCGACCAACTTTATCGTCCGCGTTTAATCCCCGTTTATTTGCATCCGATATGATGGTTTTTAAAGGTGTATTATAAGCTTTCCTAGATTTACGATAAATATCCGTACCCAATAATTTAACTAGCGTTTTATGCGCCTTTTTGGTATTAAAATCGTTTAAGTTGAGCTGAGCGGGATCTATTCTCTTTAAATTATTTCTCGTGTTTTCGGTACCTATGATATTTTTGAAGGTATTAGTCGCACGTGATCCAGTAAAATCGTGAAACGTATCTAAAATACTGAGAAATGCTTCTATGAAAGGTAAGTTTGTGGTATGAGTACCGGATGGGTATGCGAAAACCCAATAAAACAAAATGAGCGCCTTTTTATCCGCGGAAAACTTATGAAAATTTGCACCCACCTCCCGATTACCTTTTTCTTGTATATTTCGAGTATCTAAGAACCATTTAAACAGGGGTCCTTTAGTGATAATGGGTCTACCACCCGGTGTTATCAACTCTTGCATCCTATTAGGGTGATTCTTCATCGGTGTATTTCGGTTAGGAATTTCAAAAGCGTTCCGGACGGTCTTTAATTTGGACTGTAAAAATTTGGTTATTCTATTTACATTACCCGTTGGTACATCATAATAATTTTGTGGTTTGACCGTTTGATATATGGTAGGAATCTGTCGCACCACGGCTGCTAACGCGGCTACTCTATCCATAGTAACGAAATATGCATCATTATACATGGTACGATTGGATGATTCTTGATCGAACATACTGAGATATGCCTCCTCTAGCGTAACATCCTTGGATGGATCATTTATATCGTCCATGATATGAACATTATTAGGACGAGTTAGAAATAAATCCCCGGCTTGAACTTTGGACACTAACAGGAACTGAAAATAGTCGAGTAACCTTTTATATTCTAAAGGACTTCCACGGACCTTTATGTTCTTACCGGAATTGGATATAGATTTAAGTAAGTTAGTCAGTTCCATAACAGATGGAGCATTACCACTTAAAGGAGCTGTTCTAGCTAACTTGTATCCACGGGTTCCGTTATCAATCAAACCAACAAATTTTCTTCTATTATCGTAATTTCGTATAAAGTTTGACCTGTTATTAGCCTTCTTCAAGATACTAAACCCGGCATTACCGGTCGCCATCTGTGTGATACTCTTATTCAAGCCCCATGAGCTCGTGACCACCAATGATGGGTGAGTCATATCCGCTGGCTGTGATAATACATGCTTAGCGAATGGACTATTGTATGTGACGTCATTATCGAAGGAATATCCTGTGGGGGTTTCCTTTATAATGACGAATATCGGTTTATCGGAACACGACATATATTAATGTCTCAGATTAAAATTTAAGCATCGAGTTTAAATTCTTCGTGGTGGAAGAAGAAATACGTTTCGCATTTTTAACAATACCTTCAAATTTACGAGCCCACGTGTTTTGGATATCTAAGGGAACTGTACCGTTAAGAGTATTTGTCTGTTCGAACAGTTGTGAATACCTTTCATCGTTTGATGATATACCGGCAATCTTATCAATGGATAGAAGCATTAGAATAACATACCTCCAAAATATCCTCCGCGGTAAATTATCTCTCATTTCATACGTGAAAGTAAGGTACGTATTCACGAGCTGTTGACGCTTAGACCTGATATCCAGCTTATTATTCAACATTCTACCACTCGCTACATTCTGTGTAATTTTGGGTGTGGTACCAGTCTTAGTAATAGTTACTGTTCGAGACATCTAATATCTTCTGAGATTTTAATCCATGAACTTCAAAGGTAGTTTTTTGTATAGTTCCACCCAGCTCAAAACGCTTATATCGTCCTTCTTGCACCATTCGTATTCTTTACCATTATACCCTGCGAAATGATACGCGTCCATGCCCCAGTGTTTACAAACGCCACAAGTCGTGTCGCTATCGTCTATGATCGTGTCGAGATTAAGGGAGTGACATATATCGTATTTCTGAATTTCGTAACTCGTAAAACTATTCGTCAAAATAACGTCGTCAAAAATACCCGGGAAATATTCATTTAACCAGTCTTCGGTCTTCTCTCTAACGCAGTCGTGACGCCCCGTGACGATGTACATCTTATCTATATAGGGGCGCATGAGTCGGAGAACTGCTTGGGAATACTCGATAGGCTGGAGTGCATCGAATGCCTCGGAATCATAAAATTCTCGCACCATCTTCCGGGATTGGGGTTCTGTTATGTTAAACATTTCACGGTACACGTATCTACATTTTTCAGTTGGCATTTTTAACTTTTTATACTTAGCCATGGGTCTAACAAACGGTACGAGAACTTCATCAACGTCAACGGCAATTCGATTCATTTACATATTCATAACAAATTATTCATAGTCTCTAATCGCAACTCCCACTGGGAACCTGGGAACATTCTTGTCGGTCAAGTTCTGAAATCTCACGGTAAGCATCTTACCAATGAAACGTTCCTTGTTCGCGTATTTATACTCACGATCCTCCAGGGTACCTTCCGGGCGTGCATTGAACACGTTACCCTCTTCCGTCTTGCAGATCCAAACGACGCACTTTGCATCTCGACCGTGCCCAGTCGTGGCTCCGATGATCTCGTACTCCTCCGTCTGAAAATCCTTGTGCTTGAGAAGGTAGTTGCTTCGCTGACCAACTTCGTATACACTGAAGCGGTCGCGAATCATCGTACCCTCGTGACCCTCTTCGACGTGCTTCTTATGCACCTTGGGAAGATCCTTCTTAGATTTTACGAGTGTCGTTTTGACATACTCGTAATGGGGGTTGTAGATAGAGTCGTTGACGTATTCCCAGCGTTGCTCGAAAGTCATCTTGTCTCGAGCGAGGGCTTCGGCTCTGAGATCAAAGAAGTCGAACACGTGAAACTTGAGTTTCAGGGGATCCGTCTTGAAAGTGCTCGTGAGCTCTTCGAACGTCATGTTGGGGTCAAACGCCTCACCGTCGACGTATTGACCCGCCTTGAGACCCTTACCGAGAACCTCGGTCCCGGGAATAATCTTCCCGGTCCTCGAGATGCCGCCGTCCTTAGACACCAAGAGACGAACACCGTCGAGTTTGGGTTGAACGTAAAAAGGTTCAGAGATGTACTTCTCACGATCTTCCCACTTGTTCGCCAACATGGGAAGAATGGCCGTCGCCTTGGTGTTCGCATTCTTCCACATGGTCTTCGCGCGCTTCGTCGCACTCTCAAAACCGAGAGGGACTTCCGTCACGGATGTAGCCTCCTTGCCTCCAACCTGTCCAGTTGCCTTCACGATGCACCAGACATTATTGATCTCCTCGACGCGAATGTCGAGGTAGCGCTTCTTGCCGTTTTTGTCGGTAGTAAAAATTGTATTCATATTGTAGAATGATTCCAGTAGTAAATTATGAAAGGATGGAGCGACTTAAGCCTCCTCCGATAACGACGGTTCAAATGAATATGAATACAATCAGTATTGGGTTCATCATCTTAGGTGTGATTTTCTTATATAGACGAAATGTTAAAGTTACGCGGGCCCGTGAACGATCCCGTATTTGATACAATCGTCAAGGTTCAAATATACGTCCTTGGTCATGAATTCGTCTAGGGTTTCCTTAGGAATATCCGTAGCTGATCTATATAATTTTTTAATAGTTTTCATTATTTTTTTGCATGTTTTCAATTCGTCTTTGAGTTCTTGATATTTACCAAAAAATCCGGATGAAAGTTGATGGATCAAAATAAATGCATTTGGAGACATGAGTCTTTTTGAACCTCCCATTAGAATAAATGTTGCGGCGCTACAGCAATTACCTTCAGCTATACATTCTACATTTACCCTTGCACTTTTTAGAGTATCCATCATAGATAAGCCAGAAAACACATCACCACCTTCACTATGAATGTGAATTCTGATCAATGGGTTGTATCCCGCTAGATCTATGGACTTTTTGAGTAGATCAATCTCGAGTTTTCGAAATTCCTGAATAAACTCGAGACTATTAGGACGATCTACCTCGCCATAGTAATAAATATCACATCCAATCACGCGGATGATATCGGCGGTAGACTCTTCGTTATCACTATCAGAACTACTCATTGAGTATGTTTCGCATTTTCTTTTTAACTTTTGCAACTTCGGTTGCTTTTAGTTTGTTGCCAACGGCGAGATGGTTCATGATATCAAAATCGAGAGGTGTGAGTTTGTATTCGATTAAAGGGTCTAGATTACCACTAATAGCATATGTTCTAAGTAGTGATAGTTCTTCTGGACCCAATTTGGTTGTGTGTCTAGCTTGTATACTTTTCAGCTTGTTATGACGCATTTTGAAGTTTCCGTATTTAGTCCACGTACTTCCAGGTTGGACCTTTTCCGGCTTCATGGGTTCTCCTATATTAAATTTAGGTACAGCCATTCCCGCCGTGATATAGTACGGCATGTAATTCCAATCACCCTTATACATAACGGTATCGTATATATCGGCGATAGACAAAGACTCGATGATTTGGTATACATTACTGTTTGCACATGATAAATAGTTTCCATGTATAACATCGCATACATGACCATGTTCGTGTACTGTTTGTGAAACGTCAAATGATCCACCTTTACGGCACAATATATCTATCACGATGTCTTTTGAAGTTTTAAATACATCTTTCTCGTCAGAAAAGTTTAAGTAGTCGTAAAAATTCCTGATATTTCCATTGCACTTTTCGGCGGCTAACCGGGCACGAGGATTGTCGCATGCAAGAGAAAATATAGCGTCAGGTGTGCGCTTCGGAATTATGATAAGCTTAAAATTGGGTAGCATATGTATAGAGTTCGACGTCACTACAACAGACC